GATAACCTGTGGATAAGTCGGGGGGTTGTGGATAAGTGGGCGGGGAGGGGGCTGGCGTGCCGTAATTATTATAGTACCCACCCAAATTTGCAAAAGGCCAATTTAAAAAAAGCGACAAAATAGTATTGTTATCAATAAGTTATACTTTTTGGTATTTTTCGCTAAATATTGGTATTATTCGCTAATGAGTGATTTAAATACATTAGATGGTATTAGCAGTGAAGAAGAACCTAAACGGAAGAGGGGTAGACCCCGTAAGCCTGATAGGTTGTTAACTAGGCAACAATGGGAAGATGAGGGTAAGAAGGCTAAAGGTAGACCTAAAGGTATGAGGACTGCCATTAAGAAGCTTGAGGAACGCCTCCTATCCGCTAATAGGATAGAACACGTTATAGATGCCATTGTTAAAGCTGCCGAAGACCCAGAACACAAGAATCAAGCCGCAGCATGGAAACTTATTATGGATAGAATGGCTCCTTTAAGCCATTATGATAAAACAAAAGGGAATGAAAAGCCAGTAATTCAGATTAACGTATCCTCTATAGACCGCATAAACACTGACATCCAAGAGATTGAGGGTGAAATAGTTGAATAAACTTGCCGACCAAATAGCCAAACATGAAGGGGTTAAGAAATTTGCTTATAAATGCCCCGCTGGTAAGTGGACTATAGGAATAGGACGTAATATAGACGAGGATGGAGGTATAGGGCTCTCTGATGCTGAAATTTACACCCTATTGACTAATGACATCCAAAGAACTGATGAAGAATTAACCAATGCCTTTCGTTTCTATGATGATTTAGATAGAGTCCGTAAAGACGCAATGATTAATATTTGCTTCAATATTGGCTTACCCCGTCTCAGAGGCTTTAAAATGGCCCTTAAGCTGATGGAAACAAAAGACTACCCAGAGGCCTCAATGGAGTTTTTAAACTCTCTGTGGGCCTCTCAGGTGGGTCAGAGGGCGTTAGACATAGCACACATGATTCAACATGGAGAATATCCTGATGAAAGGCGTTAATCACTACAAAAAAGATGGAAGTCTCCATAAAGGTGGTTCTCACAAAATGCCCAATGGCGAGTTACATTCTGGGGCTAAACACACAAGTTCTAGTGTTAAGCTCTTTCATTACGGTGAGCTAAACAAAAAAGCTCAAAACAAAGCACGTTCAAACTGGAGATAATTATGCCTGGTTACGGTGGTTCTTACGGCGGTATGAAGAAAAAGGCTAAAAAGAAAAAAGTAAAAAAGCCTAAGTAATGGCTGGTAAGTTTAAAAAAGTTCCCAAAACTAAACGGGGCACTCCTGTTAAGTATGTTCGTGGGTCTAAAAACAAAAAGGCTACGGAAGACGAGATAAAGTCTACGTCTCGTAAATACAAAAAGGGAACCCTCACTAAAGCTGAGATGGACGCTATAGTTAAGAGGAGGTCTAAAAGTGCCAAAAAAGGCAAAAAGTAGCACAGCCACTACGCTGAAGAATATGTCTGAAAAATACAATGTGCCCGTAGGTATATTGAGACAGGTTGTAAAGCGTGGACAAGGCGCGTATTTCTCTTCTGGCTCTCGCCCTGGTCAAACTCCTACATCATGGGGTGTTGCTAGGGCTAGGTCTTTTGCTTCTGGCTCTGGCGGTGCAAGGAAGGCTGATGCTGACCTTTGGAAGAAAGTTAAAGCCAGGCGCAAATGAACCTAGATATAAACCTATTAAATTGGCAGCAAGAAGTCTGGAATGACTCTACCCGCTTTAAAGTGGTCGCTGCTGGCCGTAGGACAGGTAAATCCCGTCTTGCGGCTTACTTGCTTCTAGTCAATGCCTTACAAGCTACTAAAGGCCACGTTTTCTATGTAGCACCCACTCAAGGTCAAGCCAGAGATATTATGTGGAACCTCCTCTTAGAGTTGGGAGGAGACATGGTTGAAGGCTCTCACGTTAATAATTTACAGATTAAGCTAATTAACGGGATTACTATTTCTCTAAAGGGAGCTGATAGACCCGAAACAATGCGTGGTGTCTCTCTAGCCTACCTTGTACTAGATGAATACGCAGACATGAAGCCTGACGTATGGGAGTTGATTTTACGCCCAGCTCTGTCAGACTTACAGGCAAGTGCTTTGTTTATTGGAACCCCAATGGGTAGAAACCATTTTTATGACTTCTACAAACAAGCCGAGTTAGGTGGCGACCCAAACTTCAAAGCATGGCATTACACCAGTTATGATAATAATCTTTTAGAAAAAAGCGAGATTGACCAAGCTAAAATGTCTATGTCCTCCTATGCCTTTAGGCAGGAGTTCATGGCATCCTTTGAGGCCCGTGGCTCCGAGATGTTCAAGGAGTCTTGGGTTAAGTTTTCAGAGGAAGAGCCTGATGGCGATTACTATATAGCCATTGACTTAGCTGGCTTTGAGGAGGTTGGGAAGAAGAACAAAACTAAAAATCTTGACAACACATCTATCGCCGTGGTAAAGGTGGGTAGCCAAGGATGGTGGGTTAAGGATATAATTACGGGTAGATGGTCTTTAGACCAAACTGCTCAGAAGATATTTCAAGCTGTTAGAGACTATCAACCCATCTCTGTAGGAATAGAGAAGGGTATAGCTCGTCAAGCTGTAATGTCTCCATTAACTGACTTAATGAAGAAGTATTCTCGTTTCTTTAGGGTTGAAGAACTAACCCACGGAAACAAGAAGAAAACCGATAGAGTTATGTGGGCGTTACAAGGAAGATTTGAGAACGGTCTTATTAACCTTAGCAAAGGTGAATGGAATATTCAATTTATGGATGAACTATTTCAATTTCCTGACGCTCTAACACACGATGACATGGTAGATGCCTTGGCCTACATAGACCAGTTGGCTAACGTCTCTTATTCGTATGACTTTGAAGAAGACCACTTTGATGTGGTCGATATGGTAGCTGGTTATTAATATGCTTAATAAAGAAGAGTTTACAATTCTACAAAGCGTTGAAGATTGGGTTATGGAGCAATGCAACTCATGGCGTAACCACTTTGACAATAACTACCAGGATAGGTTTGAAGAATATAACCGTCTGTGGAGGGGGCAATTTTCCGCAGAAGATAAGACTCGTGACTCAGAAAGAAGCCAAATTATATCTCCCGCACTACAACAGGCGGTTGAATCCTCAGTAGCTGAAATTGAAGAAGCTACATTTGGAAGAGGACGATTCTTTGATATTAAAGATGATTTGAGGGATGGTGAGCCTCAAGATGTTGTATTTCTTAGAGAGCAGCTTTATAGAGACTTTCAGCAAAACAAAGCAAGAAAAAGTGTTGCTGAGTGCTTAATAAACGCCGCAGTCTATGGAACTGGCGTTGCAGAAATAGTGCTGCAAGAAGAAAAAGAAATGAAACCTGCATCCCAACCAATAATGGAAGGACAGATGCAAGCAGTAGGAGTAAACATAGCAGACAGAACAGTCTGCAAACTCCGTCCAATCCTCCCACAAAACTTCTTGATTGACCCCGTAGCAACTTCTATTGAAGAGGCTCTTGGTGTTGCTGTTGATGAATTTGTCCCATATCACCAAGTAGAGCTTCTACAGGAAAGTGGTGTTTACAAGGACGTGGACATCACTCTAGCTTATAATGATACCGACCTTGACCCTGACCCTGAGTTAATTGACCAGCCTGATGATAAGGTTCGTCTTACTAAATACTACGGTCTAGTTCCTAAATATCTTGTAGAAGATGAAGAAGACTTTGAGATTGAAGAGGAAGATGGTCATTACATTGAGTGTATTATTGTTATTGCTAATGGGGGAACTCTACTTAAAGTAGAAAGAAACCCCTACATGATGGGCGATAGACCTGTCGTAGCCTTTCCTTGGGATATAGTGCCAGGAAGATTCTGGGGTAGAGGTGTATGTGAAAAAGGATACAACTCACAAAAAGCACTAGATGCTGAATTAAGGGCTAGAATAGACGCTCTAGCGTTAACTGTACATCCTATGATGGCAATGGACGCTACCCGTCTACCAAGGGGCGCAAAACCAGAAGTTCGTCCTGGCAAGATACTATTGACTAACGGCGACCCCAGAGAAGTATTGCAGCCGTTTAACTTTGGACAAGTCTCTCAAATTACCTTTGCCCAAGCTGAACAACTTCAAAAGATGGTACAAACAGCTACTGGAGCTATAGATTCTGCTGGAATACCCGGCTCTATTAACGGTGAGGCTACCGCTGCTGGTATCTCAATGTCCCTTGGGGCAATTATTAAGAGACACAAAAGGACTCTTATTAACTTCCAAGAGTCTTTTTTGATACCATTCGTAACAAAAGTGGCACACAGGTATATGCAGTTTGAGCCTGAGATGTACCCTGTTAACGATTATAAGTTTGAAGTTACCTCTTCCTTGGGAATAATTGCAAGAGAATACGAAGTAACTCAGTTAGTGCAATTGTTACAAACTATGGGTTCAGACTCTCCTTTGTATCCAGTTTTAATACAATCAATTATAGATAACATGAACATTTCTAATAGAGAGCAATTAATTCAAGTTATCCAACAAGCCTCACAACCTAATCCCCAAGCACAGCAAGCGGCTCAAGCAGCACAACAAGTACAGTTAGAGTTTCAGCAGTCTCAGACTAACGCTCTCAATGGTCAAGCTGTGGAGTCTCAAGCCAGAGCTGAAAAGATTACTCAAGAAACTAAAGCCATTCCTGTTGAGCTTGAAAATGATAGGATTAAAGCCGTTGCCACAAACCTAAAGGCTGGCAATGAAGATGATAAAGAGTTTGAAAGGCGAATGAAGGTAACTGACAAACTATTGGAGGAAAGAAGGCTTAACCTAGAAACGGCTAAGGCTTTGTCATAATGATTACCAACACTGAGATGCAGAACATTCTAAATCAAATTAATGGAATCGTTAAAGGTTTAGAAGAAAGAATCCAAAAGCTAGAGGAAGCTGATAAGGAGTCAAAGGGTGGAAAGAGAGGAAGAAAAACATTACCAAGCTCTTAAAGATA